GCAGTGTTAGTCTGCTCGACCTCGGAAGTTTGTTGCTCCTCTATCTTGTGCTTTATTAGGGCAGTTAGCGTTGGAAATCCCTGTGACTGAGCATATTCTTTTGATGTCATCCAAGTTGAGGGATCTTCCTCTGGACTTGTTTCCAATGCTCGTTCACTTTTTATAATGACCTGCTGATCACGACACATTTGCATTATCTTTGCTGGTGATGGTTTTTTCTCCATTGTCTTGATCAGCTCTAATGCTCTAGTTAGAACCTCACGACCAAAGTCTTGAAGCTCTGGAGCAACACGCATAAGCTGTTCATCGCTGAATTTAAACTCGTGCCAAACATCTATGGATTTAAGGAACTGGATAGATTCGTTTAAAGTGACTCTACTCATCTTGTGCTTCTGCTTCCTTGATCCACTGCAACATTTTTAATTCTTTTTGTTGTTTCTCAATTTTTTTAATAGTTTCACCCTTTTGGTTTGGCATAATTCCAGATCGAAATCTGTTGAAGTGTTTAGAAAACGCAAAAGGACTTGGTATGTGATCAAAGTGTGCGGTGTATGAGGTGAATGCAACATCCATCTCTTCAAGAGTTGGTTCTTGTGCAACTAGATCGTGATAAGCTCTAAAAAAGCCCTTTTTCTGAGATTCGCTCATTCGTAGATCTGTTTGAGTTAGATCCACAAACTTCTCAAAAATTGCATCTTTAATCTTTGGATAGACAGTCTCTTTCCAAGAAGAGCTGGAGTTTGCTAAGTCTGACATATAATTAATCCTCCAGCTTTCTTTTTCGTTCGAGATCTTTTTCGAGCTTGATAATGGTTTGACCAATTTTCATATCCCATTTTGGGATGACAATTATCCCATCACGCTCTTCGATCCATTGACACTCTGCAAGAGCATCAAATATTGCTTGTCCATCATTCTCCAATGCCATAATGACTGGAAGATCTTGGACAGACACCTTTAATTTTCCAGCGACAAGTTCTCCTTTGCCCTCTGGAAACTGTGTTATGGATATTGACCAGAGTCTGACCAATGCTCCAACTGTTTCGTTAATACTTATTTTTAATGCTTGAGCTATTCGCATCACTTCAAATTTTTCAAACAATCTTGCATCTAGTTGATACCAAATATCACGCTTTGCTTTGCTAGACATCAGCACCACCTTTGATCAACTTTTCTAGTTCTGAAATCTCTACACGAATTGGGAGGAGCTTCTCTTCTGAATTTGTTGGGATTGCTGGAAGTTTGTTTGAATTAATGAGTTTGTATGCGAAAGCTTTAGACCAACCTGTGATCTCCATAATCTCTTTGACTGAGAGCAATCTTTTCATTTCAATCTCCTATAATTAAAAAGGGCAAGTGTGAAAACCACATTGCCCCTTTGTCTTCCTAGCTAGGTAGAATCTATATTTTCTACCTAACTAATAAATACTTTAACACCTATGTGTCATTATGATGGCATTGTTAGGCAAGAAATTTTCTTTATACCTATACTCTTGACAAACTAAATAATTCTGCAACAATTCCTGTATGGAAGATAGAGACAAAAAAGATATTGAATTTCAGAATCTCATATTTAATTCTAAAAGTTCAAAGATAAAAGCTGAGGGCATTGATCCAAATGCTTGGAAGAACATTGTCACTGGTTGGGATGATGATCTATACCAAGAGGGCATTGACACAATGTATGCTTCTTTAACTGATAAACGAATCATCAGTCTTATGCTTTCAACCTATGAGAAATATCCAACTAGAGGTCTGCTTAAAAAGATGACCAAGCCAACGACTGAAAAAGAAATACTAGAGACAAAAGTTGATCTATCAACACCAGCAATTAAAAGGTTTGCTAAATATCTTGATAAAACTAAGACAGCATCAACTTATGATATGCAACAATCAATTCTCGCTGAGGTTAAGTTTCTTGGATCAATGTCTCTTGCGAAAAACTGGAATACATTTGTTGTTTGGTATGGTGTCACTGACAAAGATCATATAAGTGAACTTGATCAGAATCTAAATGGAGATGGTTCATACATCTCTGCAATTGTTTTTCATAATAACAATCAAGAACCTAGATCAATTGTTTATCCATCTAAACATTCAAAGCAACAACTTGAAGAGTATTCAAACAAGGCACAACATTTCTTTGATGAGAAATGGCTTGGTCTTAAAAAAACTCAAAAAGTTGTGATGATGCATTTTGGACAAGTCAATGGTGTTGCAAGTTATTTTAATGATCCAGAATTTGCAACTGAGGATTGGTCAATGAAAAAGAAGATTGAGATTAACACCATTCAGCAGAGGTTTGCTTATGTTAGACAATATTTATGTGGTTTATCACAAAACAAACTTGCTTTCTGGTTATCTGAACAAGGAATCAGCATTGATAACAAGGGGATTAAATACTGGGAGGAAAAGGAGACTGATGAACCATCTTTTGTCAAAAATCACTGGAAAGATGTTCTTAAAGTTTTCACTGAACATTCTTATTATCTCCTCCAGTTAAGATTGTCGAATGCTCATTATCGAGCAAATTTAAAACATCTCCCAGATATTCAGTGGAGACCACTAACAAATTCTGAGATAATGTCTTTTCTAAACGATTTTATTTTATTTGGAAATGATTTTGATTCGAGATTTCCAACTCCAGATATAATTTTGCAAACAACTGATATGAAGATAAAAGATCCAAAAGATTTGTTGTGGGAGAGAGCTTCATTAAGAAGAATAACTTCAGACCTACAAGGAAAAGGATTAACTGAAAAGCAAGTTATGAAAGACAGTGGATATTTAAAACAATGGATTAATTTATTTTTAGAGATGAAAGAATCTGAGATCCTAGATGATCTCGACAAACAGTATGATGATGAATCAACTAAAAAGGAAGTTTATTATCTCTGGCACAAAGCTAATGAGCTATATAAACCTAAGACAAAAAAAACCTCTACAAAAACAAAAAAAGGGCAGAAGAATCCACCCTTTTAATAAATTTTAATGTATTTCTTTAGCATCATCTGACAGAACTTTTGTTCCACGACCACACCTGTGACAATGCAACTCAAGTGCATTAATGAGTCTGTTCCATCTAAGAGAACAACTAGCGTGAAGACAAATCGGACATTTAAACATCAGATCTCCTTTATTGTTTAACTACATAGAAAAACTGGCGAAGATAAGGATCAATGTTGCCATCAATCCTAATACTTTATAAAATTCTGACTTATCGAGCTTATTATCCAACTTCTCTTCAATTTTATCGATCTTCTCTAAGACCATTTGCAGTAGCTCCTTTTGAGTGAAATTTGGATCGCTATTTTTTTGCATTATAGTTTTTCATAACTGTTTTAAGCAGTGACAAGACAGAAGCTAATCCACCAACAAAAGCTGATCTGAGTAGATCTCCATCGCTTCCTGTTAGTGCTTCAGCTGTTATCATTGCAATAAATGTCTCGACAAATGTTGCGATTGATCGCTCTCCGAGATCTTTAAAATCTAAATCTTTAAACATTTTTTCTCCTAATGGTTGTGATTGTTTGCTTCTAGATACGCCAGTCGAGTCTTTAGATCATCAATTTCCCATTGTTTGTTTTGAATGGTTTGATTTAGAGTCTCTATGCGAGTGATCGAATCATTTAGATCCTGCCATTCCCATTTCTCTGGTATATATTTATTCTGTGTGTCGAAACCCTCATCTCTGATGGTTTGTTCTAAAGTCTGCAATTGAGACTGCATATAAGCAACCTGTTCACGAAATTGATCAGCTTGATTGCTGACCAGTTCTAATTGATAGACTTTTTCATATAAGACAGATATGTCAGAAGTGACCATTGTGTCTTCTTTTAATTTGCCAAACTCTCGCTCAACAAACGCCATACGATCATCGATGCCTTGTAGTTTATTCACTATCTCTGTTGCAGTAGATAAACCAGCACCGATAGATCCTAAAAGTGTGAATGAAGTGACTATGATTGCGAGATTATCTTTAATCTTTCCGATCATCCATTGCCACCGATCTTCCAGATGATCTCTGTGATCTCTGCATCAACTGATGAAAGGATTCCTAATAACTCTGATTGCTTGTCCATCATTCCTTGGACTTCAGACTGCAATATGCCCATTTGTAGCTCTAAAGCCCTAACTGTATTAAATAACCAACTAACCAGACCAGTGAGGATAGTTCCTAGCCCTCCAACGATCAGCTGATTCATATTCAACTTAATATCCATAATTTGTTTTAATTCCTTTGGTTGTGTATTTCCAGAAGAATCCTCTCCAAGTGATCGTGTCTTCATTAAAGATCACTAATTCTGGATGAAATGTGTTTGTTTTGCGATCAACAACAAGAGTTATGAATCCTCCTTGCCAGTCTGGTTGTTTTGAATAACCAAGACCTTTAAGATCTGCCATAGTTCCTGTCTCGATAGCTGTATATAAATTCATCTGTTGACCAGTCCATCTTGAATGATGAGTGATCGCAAGTCGATGCGTGTGTCCTTGTATTATTGATCCATCAACACGATCCAAGTTAGCAAGTGCAGACATTCCTGCCTTTGCTCGAACAAAGTTGCCATGTCGGGCAAATAGTCCCTTAACGATTTCGTATTCTGGATGAGGATAGACATCTGATGGTTCATCCCAATAAGTCCAACCTAGATCATCAAATCTCATTAAAGAAGCTAAATGCAAGACAGACTTTTCATCATCAGTCACATCAGCTTTCTTTATACCAAAAAGCTGGGGGAGTTTCTCAACTAATGCTTTTCTCAGTCTGACTTCGTGATTGCCCTCAATAAAGATCATCTCTGATCCCTTTTTTAGACCAGCTGAGTCTTTTAGATCTCTAAGTGTTCTATGACCTAGATCAATCCCTTGTTGCACAGTAGATGTGAAATCTGGATTCGTTGCAAAGTGTGACAAGTTAGGGAAGTCAATAAGATCTCCCATATACACTAAACCATCTGGTTTAAGATCATTTAAGAAAGAGTGGGAGAGTTCAGTCAATATCTCATTCCGAAATGGCAGTTGGTGATCACCGAGAATCACAAGCATCTCTTGTTTAGCTTTCGCTTTGAGCTTTGGTTGAGGACTGAAACCAGCACTCCCAATTGATCCAAGTGAACTGATTAACTCTCCCAAATACTTTGGTTTTTGTTTCAGTGTCGCTTTAGTCTGTTCAAACAGTTGAACGCCATCAGTTGATGGAGCTTCCCACTGGTTAACAGTTAGACTCTGGATCTCCCAGTCATCTGGAGAGAATCCTCGTTCTTCTAACATTCTCCAGACTTCATTAATATCTGATGATCCAACTGGCAGAGTTGCAGTTGCTTTGTCATCTTTTCTGGAGATCTTAACTTTCTCGGACTTATCCACGCCTTTAATGACTGTGTTGTCCTTGTTATAATTTTTAAGAGATTTCTTTGGCACGATGAAGAAGTCCTTGTCTTATTGTGTGAAATTTCCTATTTAGATCAGTCGGAGCTTCAGAGACAAGCCATCGAGCAACAACTGTTGCTGGTATGCCATCTTTAATTCCTTGAATACCCTCATCAACTAGATCCTTGATATCTTCTCGATCTAAGAAGCTTCCTTGTCCAGTTGTAGATGGATTCTCTTGATAATATTTTTTAAGTGTTTTTTTCGCCATTGTTGTCCTCTTTTCTTAATTATTCGATTGTGAATTTGGTTGAACACTGTCTGCAAAAGATTCCTCCACCTACATCAATAATGTTTTGATCTGTTGAGTTGTGTTCTTTCTCTGTTGGTCTGTCGTGATCTATAACATCAAGCCAGACTTCATCGCCTTTGAGCAGAGCATCTCTAATGATTGGATATGTCCTTAAATAATTATTTCTTGATGATCCAACCCAACCAAACTCTTTGATCTGGTTATTGGTCTGATTATCGCCCAAAATTATACATCCAGAGCTCGATTTTGCACTATTCCCAGCGTGGATCAAGACATAGGTGTATTCTGCACCAGAATAACCTTTCACATCTTGAAGCTCTAACATTCCAGCTGAATGGAACTCAGCTCCATAGCGTTTCAAATAACGACTCTGGAAACCTCCAACTGCACGAAACTTGATCTGATAACGCCCATCAGCGAATCTTGTGATGTGCTTGATCTTCTTTTCACGATATGGATCTTCTACTGTATAAGCCAAAAACTCTTTAGATCCATCATCATTCACGATCGATAAGATTCCAGATGTAGAGTCTTCAGTTGAGCTAAATCTTAAAAGTTCAAGATTCATTTTTTCTCCTTTTGTATTTAATCCATTCATTGCTTGAAGCATTATGGATCACAGAGTTTTTCTTTTGTTTCAAATTAAAATCCTCAGTGTATTTTTCAATCGAGACATTTGTTCTTAAATCTTTCTTATAAAGTCTCAACATAATTAATGGATCACCAGCTTTGATCATTAATTTTTTTCCCTCAAGTCTTTCGAGATCAACTTGAAATTCAAAAGGAAAGTTTGTTTCGTGCCAAATATCAGATTCAACACGACCACTTAAAATCTTTATGTCTCTTCTTAAGTGATATGCTGGATCAGAAAATTCAATGCCATAACCATCTGGAGCTTGAAAATAATAAGGGCAGTTTATTTTTAACATTCCAAAATTTGTGTGATATTTGAATGGCATATCTTTTATCTGATCTGCTCCTTGATTTCCCATCCATTGATAATTTTCAAATGCTTTTGAAACTGGAACTTCCCAAACAATATCATCACCATTCAAATACATATAAAAATCAGACCAAGCTGGAATGATCACTCCATCTGTCATAATGTCTTGGATAGCTGGACAGTTCCTTGCTTGAATACTTTTGCCAGTGTTTCTTGTATCTAAATATTTTGCAAAGTCTTGTTTCTTATACCATTCTGGCAAAAACTTGTTTGCAAGTTGTGGTGGATATAATTCCAACAACGATTCAAATTCTTCCTTAATTGGAAAAATATTTATATTCATAATGTGTCCTCTGCTTATTGTTAAGGGATTAAAATCCAGTTTTCTACTTTTTCTGACCATTCATAATATTGACCATCATCTGGATAGGGAACTGGTGACTCCCAATCCCAAATTGTTTCATTTAAATTCCAGCTCTCAAATGGCTGTGGAGGAATAAAAACATTATTCTCCTCATCATAAAAAAATCCGATTCCTGCATAATTTCCTCGAAATGATTTCTCTGGAGTGTCGGTTTCGACTGGATCTCCACTTTCATTAAAATATATGTGTTGATTGCGATAAGTATTATATGAAGTCCTTAAACACTTTTTTTTATGTAGATCACCATAGAAGTCCTCCCAAGATTCAAACTCTTCTGGGAGATCAACAAGATCATCTTCATCTTTTCCAACAATTACTTGTTCAACTATATTTAAACTATTTAAAAAACAATAATGTGCCATTTTTCCTCCTAAGACCAAGTGACTGTTCCACTGCCACCAGTGATTACTATATATTTATCGTTGCCATCAGTTTGTTCTCCACCATCTGTTAATCCAGCTGATGTTGAAGCTGTGACAGTGTTTGGATAACGAAGTATCACAACACCAGAAGCTCCAGCAGTTGAATTGTTTCCAAACGATGTTCCACCTCCACCAGTGTTTGCTGTTGCATTTGATGAGTTCGATCCAGCACCTCCACCAGTTCCACCAGCTTTGGTTGAGTTTTGAACTCTACCTCCACCACCTCCAGCTCTAAAAGTTGAAGTTCCAGTTATTGAGGAAGCAAGTCCATTTCCTCCAGTTGGATTTGAGTTTCCAGCATTTGTTGATCCTCCAGAGTTAGATGCTCCACCTCCACCTCCACCACCTCTGAAAGAGTTTTCAGTTTCTCTACCATTGCCACCAGCTTGTCCTTGATTAGCAGTTCCTGAACCACCAGTTCTGGTATTTGTTCCACCTGCATCTTGGTATGAACCAGCACCTCCACCAGATCCACCAGTTTTCCCATTTTGGCTAGTGTTTCCACCTCCACCACCACCAGTGGAAGTGATCGTATTTGTTCCAGCAAAAGATGAATCAGATCCATTAATGCCACCATTTGCACCACCACCTCCAACAGTCACAGAGTAGCCAACAGCATCTCTCAAAGTGAATGATGCTTCTGAAACTGAGTTTGCACCAGAGGACTCGTTGGAATATGAATTTCTATATCCACCAGCTCCACCACCAGATCCGTGAATATTTCCATTTCCACCTCCACCTCCTCCAGCGATCACTAAGTATTCAACTTGGAATTCTTTCTTTGACCACTTTCCTCGTTGTTGAAGATAATCTATTTCTGACACATCAAAGACTCCATTATTCCCTTCATCTCCACCTTGTTCAGAGATTTCACCTATAAATCCAAAATTATTTGATTCTGGCATAATTACTCCTTATGTGATTTCTAAGATTGAAATAAAAGCTTCAAGATCAGAGTCTGCTTGTGCTTGTAGATACAATTTATCTCCAGCTAATAAGACAAGTTTTGAAGTTCCAGCTAATTCAATTGTTGCTTTTGCTGGAACATCGATATTTTTTCCAATTGAAGCATCAGTTGATCCATCGTTGTCCAAAATTCTAGCATTAACAAAAGCTGTATTTGTTCCATCGACATTTGAAACTCTACACACTAAGACAATGGCTTCAGTTGAAGCTGGGCAAGTATAAACAGCAGTATCAACTGTCGTGACATCGTGATACGCATTTTTAAAAGCATTTGGCATTTTATTCTCCTAAATTATCCGAGTGCAATAATTAATCCAATATCAGTTCCACTCGATGCAAACTGACTTGGAGTCACTTTATAGACTGTGCCATCTGTGACATCCTCTAAAATCATTAAATCGTTGGCAGTATCAACAGAGATGCTTGATCCATCTGTTAAATTGCTTGGATCTACTGTGATGCTTAGATCTCCAGATGTTCCACCACCAGCAAGACCAGAGTTTGAAGCTGTATTGACAGCAGTGATGTCACCAAGTGAGACAATGTCTGAGATCAATGCTTTTTTAGTTGATCCATCAGTCACATCTTCAATGACTAGATAGTCACTAGATACAGCTGTCGCAACTGCTAAATTATTAGCATCTATCAACAAAGTTGTTGTTGAAGCTCCAGATGAAGTGGAAGTTCCACCAGAAAGCCCAGAATCTGCATTTGTGTTAATAGTCACAGCTGTGATGTCTGCTCCACCTAGTAGCAATGTCCACGCTGAAGAGTCAGCATCCCATCGATAATATAATTCTGTATCTTGAGCAAAAGCGATCTGACCATCTATTGGTGTAGTGATTGCAGATGTTAATGCTGAAAGTGATGCAAATGAATAGACTGCCGAGTTCACAAGCTCTTGAAAAGCTGTTGTATCGATCAGATCACCAGTTGCCCAGTTTCCCTTATAAGCCATATTTTTCTCCTATATCTACCAAGCCAAGTTTGTTTCTTGTCCTAGTCGTGATGATCCCAAAACCCACGATCCAACTTCTGATCCTGCTGATGTTCTAACCTGCCAAGTCCAAGTCTGATTGATTGCAGACACTGAATGACTTATTCGGTCAAGATGAACATCAAATTCCATCGTTGTTGAAACTGTGGTTGGAATTTTGATTGTTATTTTGTCACCAAGTTCTCTGATCAGAACTTGATTCCATAAATTTGTGTCAGAAAGGGGATTAACGATCAGTCCCTCAATCCTTGAACTTGTCTCTTTAAACTGTGTCAATCGCTGTTCTGCAATAGACAAAGCATCTGCATCAGTGACATTCAATGTTCCAGATAGAGAGTTTTCTCTTGCTCCATACTTAGCAATTGAATCTGTATCAGACAAGACTTGTTCAGTTCCTCCATTTCTAGTGACAGAGATCAAGTTTAAGATTTTTGAATCATCCAATGTCGTGATCACATCACTGAAAGGCAGTTCTCCAACTCCAGTCCCAAATGTTGCTTGAGAATTGAATTGTTGTGTTCTTTTATAATTTCGATCTCGAAAAGTAGCTTTGCCATCTGCTGACATATAGAACTGACCTTGTTCAGCTGACTCAACATTTTTCATTGCAGTCAAAAGGTTGTCATTAACACTCTGACCAGCTTGAACTTGCAAGTCACCTGTTGAGATTGCTCGATCAGTTGATGACCAACCAAAAGCATCTAAGAGTCTTGATATTCGGGCAGAAGACAATTCTTGAATATCGTTATAACCTAAACGAGTTGATTGTCCCAAATTGGAAAATCCACTTGAACCAAGTTTCCAACCTCTTGCTCCAATAGTATTGAGATTGAATATTTTAAACGCATCTACGCAACTAACACGAACAGATGAGTCTGCACCTTGTCCACCAAAAGATTCTGGATAAGCTGTTATAAATCCTCTAAACAAAACTGTTGTTGTCGAATCATATTCAGCTGAGATCTTGATCTGTCTAAAAGGACTGATTTTTCCATAATAAGGTGAACTTGTATTCAGTGGATTAAACCGATCATCTGAATTGTCTAACAATACTGAAGCAGTTCCAGTTTGGTAGTCAGCAAGATCGTGTTGTCTTCCTCTGTCAATACTAAATTCTCTTATATAAGCAGAGACATCTGAAAAAGTCTGTGATGTAGCAAAGGGATCTGAATCAAAAGCAATTTCAACAGTGAGATCAACATCAGAGTTGAACGCCACGCTCATATCA